TTGAGCACCATAAGCGACAAGTTGAAGAAGACCTCCTCCCATTTACGATATATTCTTTATACTATTATAGGAGAAAAAAAAAGCAGATTAATATATACAATTATATTTTTTATTTAATACTTTTACATGAATAAAAAGTTGATAAAAATAATATAAATAATGGTTTAATTTGAATAAGCAAGACCACCCATACCAGAAAGAATACGGAGTACATTGTAATTCACTGCGTAAATATTTACACCATCGTAACTTGCTGCAGATTCTTCTGTTGGAGATTGTTCCCATTTAACAGCAATATCATTAGTAACCTGAAGAGATAAAACTGCTGTATCAATACGAGACATATTAAGTGTTCCGCTTGGTTGATGATCTTCCGGTTTAAGAGCAAATGAATAAACATTAATACCCTTGTTTGGTGACACATTAGTATGATGTTGGAAAGGTTGCACTAAACTGAAATATGTTCCTTTGCGTTCTGCGAAACGATCATTACCATTTAATTGAAGTAAGCAGGAAACAAATGGATTAGTTGCTGTATTCAATGGTTGAATACCTGCTATATGATTGTCATTAGTCATACCAAGTTTAAAAGTTTCACTTGCTAATGGATCGTATGAATCAAAGATATTCGAGTTTGTATAGTTGTACCAATGTGCATAACCAAGATTATCTTTCTTAGCCACCCATACAAGTTCTTTACAAGGGTGATTAAAATTAAGTTTAATTTTATTTATAGAATTTCTTTTTATTGATTCTTGACCAGTGAATTGTAATTGTTCAATCAGATACTCGTGAGATAATTGAGCAAAACGTCTGCGTTCATCAGTATCAAGGAAAATATAATCTACCCAAACAGCAGCATCTGAGAAATCTAAGATTGTTCCAGAAGCAGTACATTTTTCTTTTGTCTCAAAATCAATCTTAAGTTTTACTTCATGATATTGTAGAGCGATTAATGGAAGTGCAAGTCCAACATTACGGCAAAACCAGAATTCAAAAGGTATATATAAATATGTACCATTTGTAGAAGCCTTTAATATATCATTATCAGCACCAACCATAGTATCATAACCATATCGTTTACCAACAGGAAGAGAAAGTTCATTCCAAATATATAACCAATCTGAATAGTGTTTGTCTATTTGTTGTCCTCCGATTTCAACAACAACGCTCTTAATAAGGCGAAGACCTAAATAGTTTACATAAGCATTAGTACCAGTAAGTCCAGGTACCTTAACTTGTAAGTACATACGATTGATTAAATCACCGTTGCGTGATATTTGACAATAGACAGTGCTTCCATATGATGCAGTACCATTGAAGGTTTGTTGAATTGCCTCCATGGCAAAGTTAGTGTGGCGACGGTAGACTACTTTGAAGAAAGTAATTTGAGGGTTACCAGTTAAATATACATCTTGAGCACCATAAGCGACAAGTTGAAGAAGACCTCCTCCCATTTACGATATATTCTTTATACTATTATAGGAGAAAAAAATATATCATAAATATTACTCAAGCATATAAAAAAATACTGTAACATTTTTATATAACAATAAATATGTTTAAAGAAAAATCATCAAAGAAAAAACTTAGTGTCGACAATAAAGAAATATCTACACTAGACGCAATGCATAATAAGATGATAAAAACTTTTGAAACTAATAACCAACAAAAAATAGAGTATCAATTTCTTCTAGAAAAGTATACAAAAATAAGTGATGTCATTTGTAATCAATTACAATATTATAAACAAATTCAAGACAAGGAGCAAATACAGTATTTATGTACAAGTAATATAGACATTAAAGAAAATATTATTCGTTTAAGAAATAACATAAATCATCTGAATAATTTTGACGAGATAGAATATTATAAAAATGCAAGTGATATTTTATTTCAATATTATGATACTGTTGAAAAACAGTCTGTATGTAAAACATCTATACCATATTCTGATTATAGAATAAAAAAACCTGAAGGGAAAAAGAAGAAAAATGTTGTCAGTAATATTAGTGTATTAGATGCATTGAATAATAATTTAGTTTCATCAAATTTTATACATAATTCTTTTCATAATGATCAGAATAATCATAATAATCATAATAATAATTATAATAATTATAATAATTATAATAATCATAATAATTCACATGCCATTGTAGATAAAAGTACATTAGTTGATAATTATCTTTCCATAGTAAACAAAAACCATATCAAAACAATAAATCAAGAGGAAATCGAAATATGCAAAGTATGTAAGTCATCTATGGTATGTCTACAACATGATGCGATAATGATATGTAGTCAATGTGGATACCAAGAACTTTTATTAGTAGAACAAAATCGACCAATTTTAAAACAAAATACAAAAGATACATCACATTTTAGTTATAAAAGAATAAATCATTTTAGAGAATGGTGCAATCAAGTACAAGGAAAAGAAAGCACGGATATACCAGATGAAATATTTGAGAAAATATTAAATGAAATAAAGAAGGAAAAAATAATAGATACTAAGACCATAACATATAATAAAATGAGAGATATTCTAAAAAGATTACGTATAAATAAATATTATGAACATATAAATTATATTATAAACAGAATTAATGGAATACCAACGCCACAGTTTTCCCCAGAATTAGAGGAGAAATTATGTAATATGTTTCGAAATATACAGGGACCTTTCCTTAAACATTGTCCAAAAGATAGAAAGAATTTCTTGTCTTATAGTTATGTATTATATAAATTCTTTCAAATTCTTGGATTACATGAATATCTAAAATATTTTCCTTTATTGAAAAGTAGGGAAAAATTATATGTTCAAGATCAAATATGGCGGAAAATTTGCAAAGAATTAAATTATGAGATTATACCATCTCTATAGTAAAAAAAGAACATATTATTTATCATTTATAAGCATATGTTTACATTCCATTGGGGAAACCAACCATACGGAATCCGGCACCAAGTCCAACACCTTGACGGGCGCCAGCAGAAACAGATGGAGCAAGTAAATCAAGGATAGAGAATACACAGGCAGCTGTTAAACCAAGCATCCATATTTCACTCCAATCTAATTTAGATTTAGGAAGAATGATGGCAACTAGAGCAACAATCAAACCCTCAAAAGCGTATTTAACTACGCGAATTAAAGCTTCCCATACATCTATTGAATATTCCATTTTTTTATCACTATTCTTTATACTATATTATAAGAATATTTTTTATTTTGCAAAATTATATAAGATTATTATATTTTATATTATATATAATAAATGACTGCTACTAATAATTTAGTGAGTACAAAAGAAACTGATTATTTGGATGAAGACAAACCTATTCGCGGACAAAATTTTGTTCTCCTATCATTTATCAGTCCAGAAGATGTCCTTACGAACAAGGAGGTGTTTTATTTTAATTGTTTCTTAGAACAATTTGGAAAAGACATGGATACGCTTTTGAACGGCATTTTAACGAAATATCCTGATTCTAAGGAATTAGTAGATACTGTAAAACAAAACCATGCATATATTTTTAATCCGAAAGAATTGAATGAACAATATAGTTTTTATAAATCAGTAAATTATGACGATATAGAGTCTAGATTCCACAAAGACAGTAATTTTATTACAACTATGAGAGGAATTAAAGTCAGGGGAGTTTTTGATACTTTAGACGAAGCAAAAAATAGAAGCGAGTTTCTTAAAAAAATGGACAATAAATTCAACATATATATTGCACAAGTTGGATGCTGGTGTCCATGGTCGCCAAATCCAGATGCTCTAGAAAATCAAGAATATGCTGAAACTCAACTTAACACACTAATGAAAGAATATAAGAAGAACATGGAAGATAAGGATGTTGTATTTGAGCAAAGAAAAAATGCCAGCATACAATCAAATGAAACCACAAATCTCAATACTATAAAAGAAAGTATTGAAAATATTGAGAATGTTCCTACATGGTCATCGTCTGTCTCTCAACAAAATGTTGAAAATGTTCCGTTCAATACTACAACTGTAAACACTACAGAAGATGATAATATTGTACCATAATAAATAATAAATAATAATTATATTTATTTTTCTATTTTCAATAGTAAGAATAGATAATGAAGGCGTTTGCTATATTTATTTTGTTTTTAGGTGTCGTATTAATTTTACAGGGGTATTACAGCAATAAAACTGTCTGTCCAAAAGAAAAGGTTGTAGTAAAATATGTTCCAAGAAGTCTATATGAAGAGCAACTAAGTCCATCAGAAAACCTCAAATTGTTTTATAGGGGTATGTTTGAAGATATATCTTTGCGATCTTCATCTGTATAAAAAATTATCTTACTAAGTATTATTTTTATCCTTATTATATAAATGAATACAATAAGAAATTTTGGTATTAGTTTACTACAACATATTGAAAATACTAATAAAGTTCCTATTTTAAAGGTGCAGAAATATCTTGATGATCATAATAAATATATACAAGATAATAATGAATTTATTGATAAACAAAGGAATATTTATATTGCATTGTATGAAAATGCAAGACAAAATAATGCACTACAATACAATACGTATTTTCAACAAAGATGTGAATTATATGACATATGGAAAAAACAAAAAACCAAATCAGCATTAATTGAACTATTAAAATTGCCTGTACCTGATTATGTAAATGTCCAGGATATATATACATATACTGTTATAAATCCTAATAAACCCGAAAATACAAAGAAGGAGATAAAAAAAGACGGGGAGCATAAGAAAGTACCTAAAGTACCTAAAGAACCTAAAGTACCTAAAGAACCCAAAGTACCCAAGGAACCTAAAGTACCTAAAGTACCCAAAGTACCCAAAGTACCCAAGGAACCTAAAGAACCCAAAGTACCCAAAGAACCCAAATTACCCAAAGAACCTAAAGTACCCAAAGAACCTAAAGTACCTAAGGAACCTAAAGTACCTAAGGAACCTAAAGTACCCAAAGAACCTAAAGTACCCAAAGAACCCAAAGTACCCAAGGAACCTAAAGTACACAAAGAACCCAAAGTACCCAAGGAACCTAAAGTACCCAAAGAACCCAAAGTACCCAAGGAACCTAAAGTACCTAAGGAACCCAAATAATGCATGAATTAGTAAAATCTATAGATAAAAATCAGTAAATAATATAGGATATATAAATAATGAATCGAGAACAAAAAATATTTAGAATGAATTGGTATAGTTTCTTTTTGGCATTTGCTTTAGGTATGTTTTATGTTTATATTTCATCTCCTAAACCTAGAATAATAATTAAATACCCTACACCCTTTAATGCTAATAAAGTATTTTATAAATCTGATGAAGATGTATGCTATAAATATAATGTAAAGGAGGTGAAATGTGATAGTTCTGCGATCCCACAACCTATTATATAATATATTTTTATTTTTTTACATATTGTTAAAATAGAGAGATATACTATATATGCCTATAAAGGAAAAATCAACACTCGCAACTACAGTTCATAGACTTTTTTATGAAAAGGAAGGGCAAATCGTAGTTAGTGCTTTATTTGGTCTTGCACTAGCACTTGTATTTAGAAGAGTTTGTAAAGATAATTGTACATTATATTTTGCTCCAAATGTAGATGAGGTCCAGAATAAAACGTTTTTACTTGAAGATACATGCTATCAATACACCCCATATAATGTAAAATGTTCTCCAAAAGATAAAGCGTATCAATCATATGATATCAATGATAATCCAGAAAATAAAATAATTGATTATGGTTTATTTTCTAAATTTTTACAATAATTCTTATAATATTTTTTGCGTTGAATAATTTATATTCAAAATGTATTTTATATTTAGAGTATCTTAAGAATGTCAATGTCTACACCTCTGAACAATCTGCCTTTAAAAACACAACCAACAAATGATGAAACATCTGACATGAATGATCCTATGGTTCAAGATGTTTTGAATGAATTTCAAGAAGAATTGCTGATATCACAAAAATCATCTCCTCAACAAATGCAACATCAAACATTGCATCATCAACCAAATCAATCACCACAACAAATGCCACAATCAATATCACCAAATATACCACAACAAATGAATATGTATCCACAACCTACGCATACTGTTCATCCATCCTTACCTATACAACATAATTCACCAATGACACAACCACAATTTATGAATAACAAGATTAAAAATAGAGATGATGATAAACCCTTTCCATACAATTTAATTGATACAGAAATATTACAAAAAACATTAATCATACTTATCATAATTATTTTGACATATTCTTCTAATGTGTTACCATTCTTATATGATAAATTACCAGATTACATTAGTGACATAATAGAATCCTATGACTTCTTTATAAAGAGTATTTTCATTTTTTTCACAATTTATATCTTATTTATGATAGATTTGATATAATATTTATATCAAATTACTTGAAAATATTTCAGTAAGAAAAATACGATGAGAAAAATTTGGAAAAACATGACGAATATTGACCCGCCAAACTGTGTATTAAATATTGCATTATCTAACATATCTTTATTTATTAGTGCTAATGACATCATTATAATGGAATAAATAAATGTAATTAAACATATCATAATAATAAAGATAAAAATGTTTTTGTTATATGACCAATATAATAATGACATAATTATGACTGTAAGTACAATATATCCGAATATAATAAACACATTTTCAATCGACTGTTTACTATCTGATTCAGAAACAAATCTTTCTCTAACCATGTGTTAATATCTATTTATATAATATATATATTTTTATTCATTTTGTAAAATAGCAAAATGTAAAGATCCTAAAGCATTAAGACTATCATCCATACCTTTATA